ACACGGTTTAATACGCTTTTACTCAGATGGTGGTATACGGCATGTCTCATCGCGCGCCGGACTTGATGAACGTTACGGTACTGTCTCATGGTTTACTAATGACCCAATGCCAGAAGCTTAAGGAGCAATGCCAATGCAAGAACAAATAAACAAATTCATGCTTGAGCAAGCCGAAAAGAACGGTGCTATGCAAGCAGACATTGCGCATATTAAAGCCGCCGTTGATGATATCCAAGATGCTATTAAGTCTATCTCGGTTGTACCGCGCAATGAATACGACACAACCATTAAAGCTATTGAAGGCATTCATCAAGACCATGAGCATCGTATCTCAGAATTAGAGGACAAAGAGATGTTGCGCGAAAAGAGCATTTGGGCAAGGTTTCGCGTTGAAATCGAAAGAAAGATAGTAACAATAATGGTGACGTTTATTTTAGCGGCTTTCGGTTACTTAGCGGTAATCTATTATACCAATTTTATCCAACACACTGCTAACGGAAAAACTTCCCATATTGCTCGCAGAGACAGGCTATTTAAGTAAGATAAGGAGACAAGATATATGGCAACCAACCCAAACGCAGATGATTACGCAGCACGCCGCCTCGGCACGTTCTTCCCAGGCAGTTCCAATGGAACGATGGACGACGGCGACCTTACTGGTCAGTGTGTAAGCCTGGTGAAGTGGTTCGGCGCAGAGATGTGCGACCTACCCAACGCAGGTGCAGCTAGAGGCAATGCGAAAGACTTTGGTGACACGTTGGTCAACCAGGGATTAGCTTATGAAGTACCGCCTAACCAACGCCAGCAAGGCGACCTGGTCGTCTGGCCGCTAGATGGCGGCGGATACGGGCACATCGGTGTGTTATTGAGCGGAGACCGCGTATTTGAGCAGAATGTTGCGCTGCCAGGCTCGGCAACTCGTATCGTAGCTGGCAATACCGTCTACTCATCGCGCATCGACCCACTCTATGCGAATTGGCGTAGAGGCAGTGCACGGTTCTACCGTATGCGAAATTACGTAGGTAACCGCCCAAGTGTATCAGACGACCAAATCCGCCAAGTATACCGCGAAGTGCTAGAACGAGAAGCCGATGAAGGTGGTATCAACCATTATCGCCAGCAAGCCTCTAAGGGTTGGAATATTGACCAAATCCGCAGCGACCTCATGAATAGCAATGAGCGCAGGGCACTTGAAGCTAACAAGGCTCAAGCAGCTCAGGCGGCAGTCGCACAGAAAGACGCTGAGACTACAGCAGCAATTAAACAGGCGTATCGCGATATCTTAGAACGCGACGCAGACGAGGGCGGATTAGCCCATTACAAGTCTCAGATTGCAAAAGGCTGGACGCTAGACCAGGTACGCCAAGACCTACTGAACTCTAACGAACATACCCAGCTAATATCAGGCAAGCAAGCCGAAGCAGAACGCAGAGCGTTAGAAGCTGAAGCGCGCCGCGAGGCAGCTGAAAAAGCTCGGGCTGCTGAGGAGGCGCATAAACGCGCTGAGGAAGAAGCAAAAAAGACGAATAACGCAGGTCAGGATGATAAAAAACGGTCATTAATGCAGAAGGAAAAGAAAATGACAGAGAAACCAGCACCATCAGCAGGATTAAGCAAAGAGGAGTTTGAGAAGATGAAAGAAGACAACAAATTTACCGAAGCAGACGGCTGGAAACCGACAATCCCTGATAATGTGCGCCTTGTTGTGTATCTGATGGGTGTTATCGGTATACCAATCACTGTCATGACGATGAGCTTACTTGCAGTATTTGGCGTTACAAGCTATGAACTGAGTAACCAGGTATCAACAATCATAGCAAGTGCCGTTGGTACAATCGCCAGCGCGTTAGGTATCTCGCATTTTACGAGGGGTAAATAATGTACGAGCAGCTAGCATTTGAAACCTTACCGAAACCGGACGAGGAGCAAGCCCTTGCCGCTGAATGGCAGAAAGCAAAAGAGATGGAAGAGTATTGGCATGAGGTGAGGCTTGAATTAGAGGATAAACACTTTAAGATAAACGCCGGCAAGGTGGCGCTGGAAGCGTTGGCGTTAGGAGTAGAACAATGACGCCTGAATTAAAGCTCAAGCGCGGCGATAGTGCTGTCCATTTTGTCAAAATACCAATCGCTATGTATCAAGCGGGCATGACTGTATATTTCATGGTTAAGCCAGCCGCTGATGACGATAATAAGGACACGAAAGCCGTCATATCAAAACACTTTACAGATAGTGATATTATCACCAAGGACGCTACAAGTGTGAAGTATAAACTCTCATTTACGCCAGACGACACTAATAAAATTGTGTTTGATGGTGAAAAGAAGCAGGTATTCGCCGGTGAGTTTGAATTTCGTAAAGACGACCAGGTGTTCACGTATCCGTCTGGCGATAAATTTATTAAAGTAACCGTCTATCCAGATGTAAGGAGGGGGCTATAATGTTAAATGACGCACTTCCTCAAGTAACTTTTGAAATAGGTTCTTGGGCGGTGGGAGATAAGGGAGAAAAAGGCGATACCGGTCCACAGGGAATACAAGGTATTCAAGGTGAGCGTGGACCCAAGGGAGACCGTGGTGAGCAGGGTCTCAAAGGCGACGCTGGTCCTAAAGGAGATACTGGTGAGCGCGGTACTCAAGGACCTAAGGGGGACACTGGTCCTATCGGTCCGAAAGGAGACAGAGGCGCTACTGGATTGACTGGACAGACTGGTCCTAAAGGGGATAAGGGAGAGCCCGGCAAAGACGGTGTCACCCAAGACATTTCCGGCAAAGCCGACAAGAGCGGTGATACGTTCACTGGTGATATCGCCATTAGTAAAGAGAACCCATCGCTTTCCTTAGCGGCAAAAAACGCTAACGCGTACACCATCGCGGCAAACACTGCCGGCAGACTCAGCGTTAACAACACGACGAAAAGCACGACACCGATCGTTATTGAGGGCGATGCTCCTAACGAGGCGATAAAGGTCGGCTTTGGCACGATAAAAGCCAAACGCACCATAAGCGTTGAATCGGACGTCGGCGTATTAGGATTCAGACAGATTAGAGATGTAACTGATATGTCGTTTGGTATTGGTGGAGGCAATGAGTTCTTAGTTTGGAACAACAAGACCAACAAGAATGTCATTCGGCTCGCCCCTGACCTCTCGTACGTGAAGATTGGCGATGTTGGGCATTTCTACGGTACTGGACAGCCGAACGGTAGAGTCTCAGCCCCGCCAGGAAGCACTTACACCGACACAGCCGTAACCTGCGGCGCAGTCAAATGGATAAAAATGTGGGGAACGAGCAACACGGGTTGGACGGTTTTGTATGGGGACACGGGCTGGCGCGATATCAAATCGCTGCTCGACCCGTTCTGGGATAGCACCAGCAATATCCAGCTGCGGCGTATCAACAAAGTAGTATACCTCCGCTCTAGCGGGTTGAAAGTCGGCGATAACCCTACCGGTGCGCGTTCTGCCAATAAACAGATATTTTCTGGTAAAGACGACATGCCGCTCGGTTTTAGAAATTCAGGTTGGGGCACAGCTCATGCACTCGTCAATATTGGCAGCATTCAGCTTGGCGCAATCTATTCGTACCGAGCAGCACACGACTTAACTATCCGCGGCGTGCCTGGCACAGGCAACTGGACGAAAGGCGATTCGTGCGCGTTCAACTTGTCGTACGTCACGGAGAACGACTGGCCAACGGTACTGCCTGGGGGGGGGTGAGTAATTAACCGCGAAAAGCTAGAATATTACGATTTTTCGTAAAAATATGCTGTTTCAGTAAAATAATAACGAAAGGAGTTATATGGACTACAAAACTTTAACTGAAGAGCAACTGCAAGAACAACTACAAATTATTATGGACGAGATTAACCGCCGGAATAACCTCAAAGAAATTCCTGAGCAAGTAGACAGTCTTGCCAAGAAATACGAAGAACTTGGCGGAGACAAAGAGGAGCTTGTCCATAGGATTCAAGATTGATAGCTAAATATACGGATAAACTACGGTAACTACAAATAAAAAATCGTATAGTTAACAGAGGTAGCTATTAGCGCAAATCAGATTAACTACAAATAAGCGATAATAAGAATTAAATAAAGGAGACTATTATGTCAGACTACAACGCAATTAAAAAACTACATGAAGCTGTAAAAGAAGAACAAGCAGACCACTACATAGAAACCATCAACAATAAGCCTGTCCTTGATATCCAATTCCAAGTAGGCGGCACTGCTGCAACTGAACGTAATGGAGTATTCATTGAAGACCTGCTCATCGTAGCATATGCAAGACTCAATGCATTCAATAAGCAGTTGCCGTCGCGCGAGAACAGCATAGCGCTTACGAAGATTGAGGAAGCTATCATGTGGCTTGCTAATCGCAAAACAGAGCGTGAACTACGTGGTGTGTACGGAACTGAGCAAGAGTAGTATAATATAGGTGTTACCCCGCACTTGGCCAAATGTCTCGTGCGGGTTTTTTGGTATGGTATGCAATAATGGTTATGCCATAACAAACACAACACTGCTTGATACACATAGAGGTACTGTAGTTTTTAATACAACACTAACCACTACATATAGTGTTTACGGCACAAAAAAAGTGTTGACAGGGTATAAATAGTTTGATATTGTAAAGGTACAATTCGCTGATTGGCGACCTCACTGGGTAACACCAGGGAGGTTCGTTTTTTATATAAAGAAAATAATCCTCTGAATCGTTAAATCTACTAAATTCTGTCAATAAGATTAGTGGATTTTACAACATATTCTTATGGTCAGTCCTCTGTTCTGACCAGAAAAATAAAGCAGAAAGGATAACTTTGTAGACTGAGCTTCAAGTGCTGGCGCTGCCACCCCGCAACCAGCGACCTGCTCAGTCTATAAAGAATTGCCAAACACATCGTACTATATGGAGAGCAGTACGCTCAAGGGGAGTACGATTGCATGGCTAAGAATATTTTGGAGGGTTGCAATCTCTGCTCGTAGGGTATAGCAGGGATAAGGGGAGCTAATGGTTAAAAAAATGATAATAGGAGGTAGGGCTGTATTAAATCTAAGCGGAGGGTGAAGGAGTTTCCATGCTATTATCAGAAGCGATAGAGCGTTATATGCGCTACATGATTGAACGCCGCGATGCTACTGAGACGACAGATATCACTTACCGCAGTATCCTACGGAAGCTAAAGCGTTATATGGGTGATGTTGACATATCAGAATTGACCCTGCACGCTATAGACGAGTATGCAATTTACCTCGCTGATTGCGGACTCGCACAAAAAACCAGGCACACGAATATATCTACGATCCGTAGCTTTATGCGTTACTTGTATGGACGCGGTTTTACTGATGTGCGTCCTGAGGGAATTGATGTACCGCGACCAGGAAATAGAGAGGCAAACTTTCTGACAGCAGAGGAGCAGGAGCTGCTTTACAAACAGTTAAGGTACGAATCAGTGCGCACAAGGGCAATTGTTCGTACGATCATAGCAAGCGGGTTACGAGTATCTGAGCTGATTAATTTGTACTATGATGATATCTATAAGCGATCCGTGATTGTAAGAAGCGGTAAGGGAAGAAAGCCTCGTATAACGTTTATTACTCAGGCTGCTCGCACCTCCATAAACAACTATCTAAAAACAAAACCTCGTACGGAGTATTTATTTACAAATAAAGACGGCGATAAGTTATCGCGCCAATATATTACGCAGATTATCACCGCTTGTGCTGAGCGCGCCGGTGTAGTCAAGCATGTTTCGCCGCATACATTGCGCCACACATTTGCGACTAACCTGCTCATGAACGGTGCGCGCGCTGAGGTAGTGCAGCCCATGATGGGGCACGAAAACATCCGCTCAACGCTCATTTACATGCACTTCACGAATCCTTATTTACAGAGAGAATACGAGAAATACGCGCCATAGTATTGACATAAGCGCATTTATTTGTTACACTAAGAGCCATGTTAGGGCTGACGCCCGCGCAGAACATTACAAATCAATAGTTATCACATTGAGTATACTAATAGATTTAGTTACCGTGCCGCTTTAGCTCAGCTGGTTAGAGCACCTCTTTTGTAAACTGAAATTTATACCGACATACCGATGTGATTACCCACATCGGTTTTTTATTTGTACGAAAAAGTGAGGAGCAATCGATGTGGGCTCCTCACTTTTTCGTTTAACTGAGGTCGCCAATCAGCGAATTGTCGGTCTCCGAAAGCGAAAAAGCTATCGTTACAGAAAGTACGGCGCAAATATACATGAGGGCGCGGCAGTAATCTACAGGGCGATCACCTTAACAGTCAGGATTCATATCAATCAGCATCAAGCTTCATATGGGGGTTGCTAGCAGTAAAAACTCTATATATCCCACTTTCTCCAGCCCCCATACGAGGCTTGGTGCATCACGGTTATCGCTGCGCGAGTCGTGGAGGCTAAGATTTCTTTCGAGCAGACATCAGTCGTTGGGGGTGTGAGAAGAGATACTAGCCTTCACTGTTCGCGTAACGATAGCCTACCGTTCAATAGCCACTGCGAGGGTTATTGAATGGTAACCCTAACCTCTCGGACGAGTTGCAACGTCGTAACTTCTAATGCTCAAGCGATCGATTACCCGTTATACTTAGCAGCTCGTCCGAATCAAGGAGACGACTATGAAACTATTCGATAAAACATCTAAAACCAAAAAGGAGAAAACAATGAAAACAGTAAAAACAGTAACCATCAACAAAATTAAATACCAAGCGATGAAGATAACACTCATCATCGTATCAATCGTAACATTCGCCGCTGTCTGTACCGGCATCGGCTACCACTACGGCAAACAGCATACTGTCCAGCATAACGCTGAAGTAATCAAACTTGCGAAGCAGTTGTCAAAAAGCAACCAGTAGGTAAACCAGCCGCACCTACTGTAAAGCCAAAGGCTGACCCACCACAGAAACCGCAAAATACGCCTCCTCCTACCACTTTAGCGGCAAAGACGGTAACTACACCATCTGCGCCACCAAAGCCAAGCTGTGAGGCATATCGCGGGCTAATAAATCAATATGATTGGGACGTACGCACTGCAATGGCAGTCATGCGCGCCGAAAGCGGTTGCAACCCAAACGCTCGCGGCATCAATACAAACGGTACGGACGATGTTGGATTATTCCAAATCAACTCGGTCCACGTACCGAAGCGTACTACCAACCATGGTCGTTACGACCCGGCGGAGAACATTAAAGTAGCCTACCAGATATACCGATCCAGCGGATGGAAAGCCTGGGTCGCCTATACAACCGGTAAGCACATTAAGTATCTACAGCAGTAAGCGTAATAACCAAAGGAGGGTATGGGAATGTTACGGCAACTTGCACAGAAACTCAGTAACCGCGATGTATCAAACGGAATACGGTGGATTGTCGAAGTCGAACACAACATAGATTTAACTCTAACGTTCTACAAACGCAAAGACGCAGAGGTTTATAGAAAAGCACTAAGATTGTCCACCTCAAACCTAAAAAGCACGGTCCGAAAGATTGTGCTGGATGAGGGGTATATAAGAACATGACGCGATTAACGCAGATTAACCCGACGGAAGATTGTGCTGACTAATGGCTAACCGTGCGCTTATAAAAAAGCTTGATAGAGTATTCTCTCAGTATATTAGGCTCAGAGACTCGCATAAGGGCGTATTTACTTGTTGTTCCTGTGGACAATTAAAGCCATACGAACAGGCAGATTGCGGACATTTCATCAATCGTCGCTGGATGGCATTGCGCTACGATGAGCGAAATTGCCATGCTCAGTGTAGAAGCTGTAATCGATTCGATGAAGGCAATCAAGTAGGCTACACACGATTCATGTTGAAGAAATACGGCGAGGATACTGTAGATTTACTAGAATCCATGAAAGTTCCATATAAGTGGACAGACGGCGAATTAGAATTACTGATTAAAGAATATAAAGCTAAGGTTAAGGAGGATAGCCGTGACAATACCAACTAAAGACCGCACAAAGATAGAAGTATTCTTAGCCGGCGCCGGAATCGTCGGAGTGATATGGATTATCTGGGCGATACCGGCAACGGCGCAAGTAATCGTAACATTCGGACTTGTGTTCGTACTCGTCGTGCTGATTATGGATACGGTTAACTATTGGGAAGAGGATGAGTAAGATGGCGGGAACGAAAACAGGCGGAATAAACGCCGCCAAAACAATCAAACAGAAGTACGGCGATACGTTCTACGCTGAAATTGGCAGAAAGGGTGGCAGCGCCGGCTCGGCAGGGAAAGGATTCGCTCATCCAGTCACTTGCGATTGCTCGCTCATTCAAGGCGTTCATAAGGCGGTGCAGTGCCGTGGTAAACTCGGCGGACTAAAATCGCGCCGGACAGGTATTGCAAATGGAGAGGGTAAGAGCCACTCGAAAATGTAATGAAATACTTGATAATCTTAACAATCGCAAAGGAGATGTAAAGATAATGGCAAAATGCTACAAACTTCTCAAAGACCTACCAACAGCAAAAGCTGGTGCTATTTTTCATAGATGTACAAACGAAACTATGCAAGTTGACATATTGAAGCGTGTTGACGACCAAGGTATATTCCTGCCGCCATCGTTTGATGTTTCGAGTGTCCATAATTTCAACGAATGGTTTGAAGAGGTAGAACAACTCACGATTAACGATATCGACTGGAACTTTGATCCGAAACCTGGAGACATATGCTATTGCGTAGACAATGCCGGCAATATACTCAGCTGGATTCATGCTGCAGAGGAAGAAAAGGCAGAGGTCGCTATGGGTAATTGTTTCAGAACCAGGCAAGAAGCTGAAGCTTATCGGCAATGGCTCAAAGCAGTAGCCGAGCTACGCAGGAGCAGCGACTTTAAGCCTGACTGGAATAATGCGGGCGAGGAGAAGTGCCACGTTTATTACGATCACAGTAACAAACAGTTATCCGCGTCAAACAAATTCTATTTCCAATGGGGGACGATAGTTTATTACCGAACGTGGGAAGAATTCGAACGATCCATTAAAGACCACAAAGCGGCTTGGTTAACGTATTTCGGTGTAAGGGAGGACAAGTAGTATGAAGCAAACTTGTTCAACCAAGTTCCGAGAGTGGAGGTATAGAGCCGACATCGACCAATACGAATTGAGTTATGCTCCTACAGTCTATGATTGTGAAAGTCATTGCGATTTCTCTTCAGTACTACTCAACGAAGCGCTCGCCCTCGGTGGAGACGCCGCCGACCCAAATAACGCCCATCCGTCAACATTCGATATGTGGACAGGATTAGCAGACAAGAACGGCACTGACATCTATGAGAACGATATCGTTGAGATTACTGGCATGAAAATCAACGGGCAGAAAACCAGAGACGTTGTCCGACTGAAGCATGGTATCTATGAGCCGGTAGCGCATTTCGAAGAGAGCGCACTAAAAGTCATCGGTAATATTCACAAAGTAAACAAGGAGGTAAATAATGTCAGCAAACAAATTCAAAGTCGGTAATAAGGTCAAGGTTCGCAAGGGGCTTATCGCAAATAAATATTATGGTGCTGTGCGCTGTGATAGTTCCATGACGAAAATGAGCGGAAGAGTACTCGTAATTGATTGTATAAGAGACAGTTATTACGGAGTTGAGAGTCATGCTTTCGTCTGGTCAGACGAAATGCTAGAGCCTGCCGAGAAAACTTTAGATAATCTTTGTGCTGGTGATTTTGTTAGATCTGGCGGTAGCGTAAGAAAAGTTTTAGCGGCAGTTGATGGCTGTTATTTATTGAGTCATATCGAAAAATATACCCACGCATTTGCTTGGTACACAGTTAATGAGCTTAGAGAGGGTGGTTATAACTTTATTGAATCAGACGCTCCAGAGCCTGTTATTGAAATAGACGGTAAAAAGTATGAAAAGGCTGATGTCGAAAAGGCAATTAAAGACCTAGAACCGATTGACTAATCATTGACCTACCATACGTCGATAAACTGGGTGCACATTAAAAACTCAACCGCATAACTGGTAGCACCAACGCACCTTAAAGGTTTATGTTTACCGGAAAAACAACCATATTTTGGTGCTGCTAACTGGCTATATAAGTGGCGGAATAGGTAGACGCTATTTTGAAAATAAGTGCCTAAGCTTGAGATTGGGAACAAACGCTTATTGATAGAAAGCTTCGTAGCATGTGGTGTGACTATACGAGTACTGAAACGGCGCTACAGTAGCATTATTGCTAACGCGTGAAGGATTGGAGCCTCTCGTCAAATCATCACCTTATATAGCCAACCAGTTATGCGGTTGAACTAAACCACTAATTTTGTAGACATAGAGAAAGGGGATGTCAACGCATGCCAGAACCACTAGACGTTTTATGGAGTTTAGCTCCAGTAGAAACCAAACTAGAGTTGTCTCTTAACCTTATTACTATCCAACATTAGCATTTAGCGAAAATGGTAGTGCCACTATGGAGGTCATTGGTAATATCCACGAAAACCCTGAGTTACTTCAATGTAACGAAAATCCTGAAAAACTTAATAATCATAAAGGAGATGTAAAGAAATGAGCGATTATAAAAAGAATGATTTCGATAAAATCATCAATGAAGCACAAAAATCGAAAAAAGAGTCTAAAAACAAAGACGAACCTAAAATCGATGAAAATCTTCTCGCGATTTCAGACGCAGCGAAGAAAAACTTCGCGCGCATTCTATCGGAACAAATAGATGTATTCGTTGAGGGCGGTTCATTAAGGAAATGGAGACAAAACAATCTTGCTAACTACATCGCAATAGACATGTACGACGCAATAACGGAGGAATCCCGCAAGGTTCTTGAAAAACTCATAGGAACAGTTACTGATGTCGATAATCCTGAACTTGCCGGTCACATTACTAGCGTACTTATGTACCTTGCTGCCCGCCTGGCAGCAGGCGAAGCTATAGCTCGCCTGCTGCCAGGCGGGCAGCAAGGTACATAAGTACGCT